TTTCCTGTTATCTAACGGATTTCCAATGGCATGTTTTGCAGTTACACGCCCGTATATTGCGAGAATGAACCCAAATAACTGAGCCAATAAGTTCGCTATCACTATCAACCTATCAACTAAGCCTACTTGCTCAATATCGGAAATACTCACAACTCCTGTCATCTGTAACCCTGTAGCTATTATCGCAATCAAGAGACCCCACAGGGTCTTACTTAACCACCATTGTTTTGTATTCATAAACCGACTCCTCCCTATATACTTGACGATTTGCGAGACTAACCATGCGTCAAAATTTGTCATTCATAACTCTTAACGAAACTCACAGGATTGCCTGCAAGTTCTTCCAGTTTCTCCATCGCTTCCACTAAGTTATCGAATACGAATGATGCTGTCGTATAGAACCGTTCTTGTTTGACCCATTCGTACTGCTTAATTAACCAACCGTTGTCGCAAGGCATCAGGTTGAAATAATAATCTTGTGGATTCATGTGACCTCATATACTCCCCCCCCGCCCATCTTACTTGACGCATCTCCGTAAGACACTCCTTTCTGACAGACGGGGGAACTGTTATCTTATTACCTGTATCAATGTCAGATAAACCGACATATCCCCTTCAAACTTGCCTTCATGGGTCAGGGTGTTCATATCTACAAGACCTGAAACGCCAATGGAAGTATTGAGGGAATTTAAAAGCCACACACCGCCAAACCTTTTGGCTACTTCAGAGATGTTTATACCAGCTCCAATGCCTACATAGTCGGAAACATCAGATACATCCATAGGCTTTGCATAAACGCCCCTGATACCCACAGTGTCCAGTATTGACATAACATCAACACCGCCGCCAAAGGCAAGACCCTTGCCGAATATGTAATGAGTATCGCCGCCAAGATTAAATGTCTCCATCTGAAATGTGTCTGCGGCCATTGCAGATACTGACATTACCAATACTGCGAATAGTGCTACGATAAGGTTTTTAAACATTTAATGCCTCCTTGATTTTGTCCACCGAGTGGACATTTATACACCTATAATCAGACATTTGTTCACTAATTTACATAACATGTTGATTACGCTGATTTTATTGACATTTATTGATTAGCGTCACTTCAGTTTGAAGCATTGCCAATATTCTCCTTGCTTCTGATATTGCACCAAGAATCTCTGCATAGCCCATCTCTACCTGCTTTCTCTGTGTGTCAAGTTGCTGGATTCTTTCTTCAAGTTGTTCTGTAAGACTTTTTGGTTTTATTTCTGGTGTATCTTCTGTAATTTTAAATCCTCCTTGTTATTGATTTATTTGCATTTTATTATAATCCAACATGAAGATGAGATATATGTTTTCTCCTTATGGCACTATTGCAAAGAAATTGAAATCACGGTCATATCTTGTACCTGTATAACTTACAATATTAGCAACAAATGACCCTGCAACAACAGATGTAGCTGCATATATTTCGGTAAGATATTCGCCAGTTAGCAAAATAACGGGGACAGAAGCAAGTGCATTATCAAATGTTATTGTATAGTTTCCAGCACTGTTCCTATAGGCTGAAAACCCTATCCCCCTGAGTATTGTACAAGCACCATTAGTGCTACGACTTTGAACTGTCCCGAAAACGCCGTAAGCTATTTGACGATAAGTAGTACCATCTAGTATACTTCTGCCCCAGTAGTCAGTAGATCCCATTCTAACATCTATTGTACCGCCAGATGCTTCTACACCAATTGATGTACCTCCTGCACTAGACGCATAAAATCGCCCACCAGTGCCCATAGTATTTGGCCTAATATTGACTACCTGTCCCCATACTCCATGTGTCTCCTTGGTGGATGTTGTTCTATTAGTAGCATTAACATAGGAATGCATTCCTTGATAGCTACCAGGATCATCGTTCGGGATACGACTCAAGTCAAAAAAGGACCAGTCTGATCCAGATTCGTCTCCAATACTTGCTACAGGGATTGTATTGCTTACTAATACATCAAACCACCGTGCTTCTTTAGTGTCAAATGACAATTCAATCCTGTCATTACCCGATGCCGCCGTCCGTATCGTATTCCCTGTGATTATTCCACCGGCAGTAATATTGTCTGCATCTAAGTTAATAACACTGATAACGCTAGCATCTATTATTCCAGCAGTAATGAAATCGGCATTAATTAATATTGTCTGTAAATAACCTCCACTTACTATCGTACTTCCTAATTTGGATAATTCAACAACATCTTCTAAAGCCATACCGCCCAGAATAGGTTGGTCGGTGATATCGCTATTCCATGTTGCACCTACTGTAGCATTGTCAGCAGGCTTGTTAGTGCCACCTACATTTTCCCAATTATTACTTGTAAGCGGCATAAATCTTACATTTTTAAGTTGACTATTAGGGGTATAAAAAGATGAATCAAAATAAAATTTAAGGTTGGCAACTACGCTGGTCGTTGCTATAACAGCACCATTTTTATACCATCTAATAGTGCTTCCATCATACGATACTGCTAAAATATCATTAGTTAAATATAAACCAATTGGACCGCCGTCAGTTCCCGATATATACCTACGCAATGTACCATCATTGACACAATACATAGCATAATCAATGCTTGAATAACTACTATCAGTTATTGGGTCACTATTTAATCCAAACATTATATTAGCAGTATTTTGATTAGGGACAGCAATCACATATGCGCCATATGTATAACTTTCCGCACTATAGCAATCTGAATCCCAATCAAAAACTCCACCAACTTTTGTAATAATTTTATCACTAGTCACTATACAGTTTGCTCTAGCAATAAGCGTAGCATCTGGTGTGGGTGTATCAGATAAATTATCATATCCAGACCCACCAGTTATTGTCATTGACCCTTTAATTTCAAGGGATGAACCATTCCATTCAAGATAATTATCAATATCACCCAATTCAAACTTAATCTTATCTGCATCATTATAATCAAACCCATAAATGAATCCAGCGGTATTGTCAGCAAAGTCAGTTTTACCACCCCTTACCACACAATCACCAGCGCCAGTCCTTACCAATGTTATTATCTTTGCATCTATACTTCCAGACGTTAATTTACCAACAGATAAATTAGTTATATGTGCATCCTGAACAGCAAGTAACTGTATATAAGCAGACCCTATTACTTCATTAGCTATGGCGTTCCAAGCTAAATCGTGTGCTCCGCCTACATTTGTAGCTATAATAAATTGACCATCCATCAAAGGTAATGGCGAAACCGAATCACTGTCTGTAGGATTTTTAGCAATAGAAATATAAGATGAATTATAAGAGCCATCTTGTTGCAATATTCCCGTCCCATCCCAATAAACGTATTTATGTGTCGTTAGTGATGTCTGCCCCCCCGCAATATTATATTTTTTACCATCATAATAAAGTTGATGATTAATCCATGAAATATGGCCAGCGGATGGAGAATTATTTGTCCAAGAATCGCCTTCTAAAATAGGTATCTTCGTGAATATCTTAGATGATGTTATTGCAAAGTCATTTATGTCTGTTGATTGGATATTAAGTCCTTGAGAAATCCCCTGAACAGTCAAGCTCTGATTACCCTCACCAAACGTGTCTACGGCTTTAATATAATAATTATACTGAACGCCTTCACTTCCATAATGCCCGTAACTTGGATGTGCTACAAAGGCAACCTTAACGGTATCAACATAAACATTATAGCCAATTAAGTCCGTATCTGTTACTGCTGTCCACGATAAGTAGACGAATTCCATAAAGTTAGAAGCATTAAGTCCTGCCGGTGCTGATGGGGCAGAATTGGAACCGGATGTATTTTGTGCACTTTCCTGATTAAGTAAGTCTATGGCTTTAACTGTGAAATATAATAATCTAATTGGCGTTCCACCATTATCCGACTTATTGCTTTCATATGTATAATTATAATTCGGGTCTTGTGTACTCTCATTCCTCAATAGAACTGTCCTATTGCTATCAGAATAAACAAATACCTTATATTCTTTTAAGTCATTGTCATATAGCGGTGTCCAGCTAAGTCTACAATCCTTGCCTGTAAAATCAACGGTAATAGCACCTAAACTTGGGGCTGTATTACTCATAGCCTGTGAACCAGCCGTAGCTGAATAATTCCCTGATGTATCGCGTGCCTTTATGTAAAATGTATACGATGCTTGAGTAGGATTTTGTAAGGTGAACTTATCGCCAAGACCTTGATAAATAAGATTGGAATCAACAGTTCCCCAATTGGCATTATTGAGCCGTATCTCATAAAAACTTATATCTCTATCGGCTATTGGCGTCCATGTAAGAACCACCGTATTCCCAAATGTAGCTCCTGAAAACGACACATTAGATGGCAATGAAACCTTGCCCTGTATAGTAATATCTGCCTTGCTTGCATCTACTATAGACTGAGCTATACCATATAAGCTAACCGATACAATAGCTACCTTGTAGGTCAATTTACTTAAATTCTCTATAATAAAACTACTTCTAGCTTCACCCTTATACTCCCAAAAGGCTCCTGCACTGTCAGATAGGTATATTTTAGCCCTATCATATTCTGAGGCGTTCTGTGTTGAATTCATAAATGGGACTGCATCGCCTGTAGATGAAATAGTATTTAATAGCACTTGGTCAGCAGGTATAGGTATGTTGACCTGACGTTTTTCTTGACCAAGTGTAGTCCCAACATAAACCCCCGCATGAGTTACATTCATCGGGAATTGCGGTACAGTAATTGTCATTTCGCTTGTGGAGCCAGTCGTAACTATGGAAACATAATCAGAGGCTAATGTTTCACCACCTTCACCTATCCATGTATATTTACAATAATATGTTCCCGCGGGTATAGACCCACCAGTTTCAGTTACAGTTACTATAGGTAAAATAGAAGGGTTATCAACAATTGTTGGCGGGTTCCAAGATATAAGAATCGTATTAATCTTGGTACCGTCACCAGGGTCTATAGTTAATTCTTTAAGTGTTAAATCAGTGACAGAATCGGGTATTTGCAAGGGGTTTTTAAGGCTCGAATACTTTATTACCTCTACAGCATCACCAGTATCTGAATATATTGAAGCGTTGTCCTCTATGGCAGTTATTTGCCTTTCCTGAATACCATCCCTATTTATTGACAGAATCCTATATGGCTTTGTAACGCTGCCTGACTCCCCGAAGGTATATATACCATCAACGGGAGGAACAGAAGTGAAATTTGAGGTCATTACGAGCGAATACGGGGGTATGCTATTGGTATTATGAACTGTTCTTTCTTCTATCGTATCATCGGTTAACATTACCCTGACTTTATAGGTCTTTCCAGTATCTATACTTATTGGTGTATCTATGGTAATTGAATTTATAGTTGATGCCTTAATCCTACCTGACGCAAGTCCGTATGCAAGGACATCGTGAGAGAAATCTATTACATCTCCTGCCTCGCAAGCTATAGCATCAAGTCCAGCCTTAAATTGTATACTCTCTTTAATGTATTTAGATTGATTTAAGAAGAACCTACCCATCCTAACAGCCTGAGAACGTCTCGTGATACCTATTAAATTGAATGTCTGAGCACGCTCCATTCCGCCAAGTGGCACATCGTAAATCATCACTTCACTTAATCGAGCATTTGCATCATTTCTATCAGGGTAGGTTATCTTGGCCACAT